GTCTTCAACGAAATCATATTTAGAGGTGTTGTGCTCAAGGGCGCTGATTGCAAAAATCTCGCCTTCCTCAACAACGCTAAGCACTCGGAATAACTGAGACTCCAGCGAGGATGTTTCAATCATGAACACCGTTTGAGCCGCTGGCGTTTGGCTAAATGCCGTGTCTACTGTGATGGTTTTATCGTCAAAACTACCGCTGTCAATTGTCCGTTGCTCAACAGTGCTGTCAGGCAACACAACGCTGATCGTGTCGCCTGGCGAAATCGCAATACTTGAGTCGATTGTCAGAGTAGTGCCGCTTACACTCGCCACACGGCCGGCTTTACGCGCACCGGCACGCATTCTGTCCATCACCTTAATGATCTGCCCAGGGCGCACTACAGCGCCATCTAAGCCGACTTTGAAAGTCACCGTGCCGCTTTCGTTTTGCTCGGAGTAGAGAAGCCAGCGCCCGGCCCTGTTGGCTTGGCCCCTGCTAGTGCATCCAAAGGCTGCGATGCGGGTTTCAATGATTCCATATTTCGCAATCGCATCCTCATCCGACACATACTCGACTTTCTGCTCGTAATTGTTTTCTGGATCGTTCCAAGTAACTAGAGCGACGGTGTGCCGTGCTTTTAGAGAGCTGCCCTCGTAGGTGAAATCTCCGTTGATGACATTCGCATTGGTGAACAGTGCCACCGGATCACTGGGGCGGTCTGCAGAGAAAGCAACCTGACCGGCTGACCAGTAGGCCATTCCGCGAAAGATTGAAGCAAAGTCCTGGATAACGTTGAAAGCCTCATCCCTGGACTGCATATAGACGTTGCAGAGGAAACGCGGCTCAGTTGAGCCCTCGCCATCGTTCACCAGTGCGTTGGTGTATTTGCTAATTTCGTACAGGCTCCACTTGTCAACTTGCGCGGCTTCTACAAAACGGCCCAACCCATAACGATCGGACAGGATTAAATCGCGCAAAATCCAAGCCGGATCGGCACACCATTCCGTTTGAAATGACCCATCCCAGACGCCGCTATAAGTCAGGCGGCCGTTAGTGCTATCGACCGTGGCATTACTTGGGATCTGCACTTTGATCCCTTTGATGTCATAGGCCCGCGTTGGAACCTCCTGGAACTGCGTGGCTTCAAATCGCAGGCCAACCAAGGCAGACAACGGATAACGCAGCTTGCCGTCAATAACTTCAGTAAAACCGCCAAGCGCTAACTGGCGAAAGTTGGTTGAGCCGTCATGGACGCCCTCGGTTCTAACCAGCTTGATATTCCAAGGCGCCGAACCGGTCAACGTGATGTCATGCGAGCGCTCATAAGAGCTAGTGCATTTACCGCTAACAGTTGCGCTCACCTCTGTAGAAAAGCTGCCCCCGTCAGGCTGCACCTGTATCTCATATTTCATCGTTGTGGCTTTCAAGCCATTGCTTACGACGAACAGCTGAGGGATAACAACGCGAACAACAACCCTATTAACATCAGTGTCAGTGATTGACCGCGTTACAGCGTCGTCAACCGCATCGCCAACAGAGGCATTGACTGAGACCACATTTTCAGCAGCTGGAAAGCCTGGGATGTAACCCTGCGCCTGCGTGCCAGCCCTGAACTCAAAGTTATCGAAAATGAAGTTATCAGTGCCATCGCTGTTCCTGATAACCGTGTCATCAAGGAAAAGAGATTTGCGGCCGTCAGTTTCGACGAAGCCCTCAATCTCTCCCTCACTGATCAGATCAATGACTCTGACGCTCGACTTGCTGAAAAGTGAGTTCGGATCGTCTGATGCCTGCTGGATCTGCGGCGCCGCCTGTTGAACAACAACCGTTTGCTGAACGACTGGCTGCGGTTTTGGGTTGCTCCTTTTCTTTTTGCCGCTGCCGGCACCTGCAATTGCTTTAGTCATTAAATATCCTCCACGCTTAGGCCAGCACTAATCACAACGCTACCGACCCGCATCCGTCCATAACAGAGGGGCACGGGGTTGCCTTGCGCTGTGAGGTTCACGGCCCCATTGAAGATGTAAGACGAGCGGTTGTCTGCCACCTCGTTGTTTTCAGGGGCAAACGAATCACGCGATCTAGCCCGTGTGGGGCTTGTAGAACCAAACGCGCCAGGGCTGTCGGTTGACATTGTGGGCGACAGCAGCTGAGCCGTGCCACCTAGGACTAAAGCGGCGCCGACATAGCCGATGGCAGTGGCAACACCTGCAGTTCCTGCAATCGTGCCTGTTGCACCCAAAACGCCCAAGCCGATAGGGCCCAGGACAATCGCCGCAGCAATCAGGCCGATGCCAGCAAAAATCTGCCCCACACCGCCACCGCCTGCGCCTTGCAAAACAGGCGTGATGCTGATTGCCTCTGCTGATCCTGTGGGGTGGTCAATATGGTCTAAAGACTGCATGGCATCCTTGCCGATCTGCACCATGTAGCCAATCCCGCGCTCACCGGCCTCGCATAGCTCGCGCTGGAAACCCTCAAAGTTGGCAGAAAGAGCCCGGATTGCTTCTGCCGGCGTGTTCAGTTCAAACTCGTGAAACCGGCCAAATTTCTTGCCTAATTCACCGCGCAGAATCACCCGTTTCATAACCGGCTCCGGTGCCGCAGGATGTGCGTTGTGTTCTTTGCATAGTAGCCAGACAGCACATCACGACTAGATAAACGGTCGCGCATATGGTGCAAAATCAGATCCTCGCCTATGCAGATGGCCACGTGAGATGGCACGGGTGATTGCAGCTGCATCAACAAAGCATCGCCCCACTGCGGCTGGGCATCGGGTTCAAGCCTGACAAATCCCTCAGCGGCAAAATTTTCCACAAAGGTGTTCCCGCCTTTGTTCCACCACTCGCCGTTTCGCTCGTAATCGCCCAGCTCTAGCCCCATTTCCTCGGCATACCAGTCACGCGCCAGGGAATAGCAGTCAAGCGTGCCATAGCACCACTCACGGCCCACTAGAGGCGCCTTCCAGCCCTCTGGCTCGTAGCTGTTCCAAGTGTCAGTGGCGACGCCGTAGATATGCCATGGCAGCTTGGTGGCCTCCATTGCTGCACGGTCGGCCATGCTCGCTACCGGGTGGCAGTTGGGGTGGCTATGAACCACCGCCACGATCTCGCCGGCATCATCGGCCGCGGCGTAGTCCTTGGGGTCAAGTATGAAATGGTCTTCCTCTGTCGCGATGTTCTGGCAGGGCCAGTAACGCTCACGGCCTTTGATAACCACAACCAGGCCGCAGCTTTCAACAGGTGCCAACTCAATGGCATGTTTTTTTGCTGCTGCCTTTGCTGTTTTCTTCATCCAATCAAGCCAGCGCTAGGGAAGCCGCCATAGGGCAGCGCCGCTGTTTGGCCAAACCTCAGTTTGCAGCTAGTCAATCTGTGCCCGCAGTTATCAAGTGCAGAATCAGTCACTGGCTGGTCATCATGGTCAAAGAAATCCGTTCCTGTATATCCGCAACCCTCGCCCTTGTAAGTCCATGGACAGATGTTCTGAATGATCTGACGCCGTGGCAGCTTGGCCCCTGCAACGTCAAAAGTTGCCGCTAGCTCAAAGGTCACAAACTCGCGGTTTTCGATCACTTTGCGGTCAATAATAAAAACCTCCCGCGGAAACTCCGCGAACGGATCGGCTGTGGAATTGGTGCCGATTGTGAAGTTGCTGGCGTCTAAATACTTCTTAAGCGTGCGAATCCGCGTTACGGTTGCGCCCACAAAATCGTTATGGTCAATGATCAACGTCGTCGCCAGGCTCAAAACATTGCTAATGGTGATGCGCGGCCTCGGCAGCTGGCCTTGCCCCTCATATTGAAAACCCTCTGCGGCAATTGGGTAACGCTCGTAGCTGTCGCCATTCCAAACAATGTTGCCATCTATGTCCTCGTTCACGCCTGAATGGAAACGCCGAACAGTTGTGTCTCCAATACTGCTGGCCGTGCCATCCAACTCAAACAACTCAATTACGGCGCTAGGCGCCAACTTGTTCAGTTCTTCGCCAACTGCAGTAACGGCGACCCAGGTGCAGGTTCCGTCTTCGATCGTTGTCCCTCGAACCACTGGCCAAGGGCTTGGTTCTGAGCTTCCGCTAGTGCCAGCGACCGTGCAGCGGAAAACAAGACCGCTGGGTTGTACCGTCGTCGCGCGACGTACATCACCAACAGAAAATGAAGTGCTAGCAGCCCAAGCAGTAAAAGCCATTTCCTAGGGTTCAAAGACTTGGCGGAATGTTGCGTTCAGTGTGACAAAGCCGTTGGTTGTCAAAGTCTTTGACCATGTTTGGCAGACAAACTCACCGCTAGAGCCTTCACCAGGCGGCGTGAATGTAAAGGAGTCGCCATCGTCTGCCCGTGCATCCAGGAACGTCTCGATGGTGTCTGAGTTGGCCTCAGAAATCACAAAGGTCAGATCGTAGGTCTTGGGGTTTTGATTGATCCCGAAACTGATGCGCTGCTCATAACCATCACCAAGCGAAACAACGCGCAGCCTGGGCTCGCTTCTTTTGACGGTGCCGTATGTCGGCGTGATGGAAGGAAAATCAGCCATTAGGCCAGCAAGCCTCCGGGGCGTTTTTGCTTGAGCAGCTCTTGGCGGATGGCAACGCCGATGGCATCACCTAGCTGCTTTGCTTCGCCTGCATCGCCTTGAACGGCGCTGCCTGTGGCGTCCACATTGACCACGATAGAGCTGTTGCCACCCATCGCACTGTTGGGGGCAATGCTGCCGGTTCTGCCCGGTGTAAACAGCTCAGGGCCGCGCTCTCCGACCAGGTACGAACGCCCGCCGGTGACGGTGCCGCCGTGTGCCCTCTGGCCCCCGAATAGTTGGCCAAAGATGCCGCCTTGCTGGCCTAAGGCTCCAAATGCTGCGTTGATGCCCAGTTTCAGCAGCGTGTTGGCCAGGCTCCGCAGCGTGTTGCTTGCCACCTCTGCCAGCGACTTGGTGCCCTCGACAGCTGCGGTCAGGCTGTCAACCACGCCCGTCTTGATTGCGTCGCCGATGGTCTGATAAGTCTGGGCCAGGCGCTCCGCTGCTTTCTTCTGCTGATCCTCAAGCTCTTTTTGCTTCTTGGCCTCTGCGTCTTGCTGTTTCAAGCGCTCATCGTTGATTCTTAGCTGGTCGTTGTACTGAATAGTCAGCCCGGTTACGGTGCGCAATTCTTCATCGCTCAGATTTGGGAACTGCCTTTTTATGTCGCCTAGGGCAATGTTCAGCTCAACCGTGCGGCGTTCTTCCTCGTTTAACGCTTGCGCCAAAGAAAGCCTGTTTTGCTCACTGATGAGCAGTTGTTGCAACTGTTCACGCTGCCTTTCGATAGGGTCAATTTTTGTGGCCGTTGTTCTTCCTCTCGTGCCTCCTGCTCTTGCGCTTGTGCCTTGTGTGAGCGCTGGCACGGTTGTTGGGCCAACCGGTGCGGGTAGGGCTGGCATCGCTGTCTGAGCGCGCCTGGCTACCTCTTGGTTGATCATCTCATTTGTGATCTGGCTAACAACGGACGAGGCAGGCCCTCTAAATGTTTGCCCCAAAGCTCTTACGACTATTTCGCCGGCACCAAAGGGACCGCCAGGCATCGGGCCCGCAAAACGCCGCACCTCTGCCTCTGCCTCTGCCTTAAACCCCTGCTTTTCCCGAGGTGTAATGCTGCCAGCCGCCATGGCCTGATTGATTCTCGCTAAAGCCGAATTGGCTAAATCAAGAACATTTTTTAGGGCAGGAGAAAGCACCTCCCCAATTGTTTTGGCAACCATCTCGATGCCATCAACCAAGGTTGAGAATTTGCCTGCCAGGGTGTCGGATTGCGCTATGGCGCCGTTTGCATATTGACCACCCGCCTCTGTCAATTCAATTAGCGCAAAATTTACAGCCTCCGCACTGATACGGCCCTGCTGCAATGCCTTGCTAAATTCCTCGCCGGTCAGTCCATACATTTCCCTGAGCTTGGACTGCAGCCCCACGCCGCGCTCTTGCAGCTGCAGCAGTTCTTCACCTTGCAGCCTTCCCTTCGCCTGAATCTGACCGAACGCAGTGGCGATCCCGCCTAGATCTGCACCCGTAGCACCGGCAACATCAGCCAGGCGCTTGGTTACATCAACGACCTGATTGGTTTCAAAGCCAAACGCCTTGAGACGTTTTGCCGTTTCAATCAGCTCTGAGCTTGTGAACGGTGTTACTCGGCCAAAAGCCTGCAACTCGCCGATGATCCCTTTTGCGGTTTGAAGGGAACCGGTTAAAACCTGCAGGCTCTTGGTTTGTGTCTCTAGTTCTGCTGTCTTAAAGAAAACAAACTTTGCAGCTTGAATGGCCGCAAAAGCTCCAAGCAATCCCTTGACAGATCGCGTCAGAGTGTTTACGCCTTTTGATGCGGTCGTTGCACTACTGCCAACAGCAACAAAGCGCCCTTTTGAATCTCTCAGCCTGCCGTTCATATCGCGAACAGCGCCCTGTAGTTTTTTGGTCTCTTGATTTGTACGCTTCAGCCCTGTAATGGCACTGCGGGCGTCAACTAGCAGCCGAACCGTTGAATCAGCAGCCACGCCCGCGCCTCATACCGTGCCCTAATCTTACCGCCGCTTATTCTTTGCGCGATCCACTGCCTCTTGCTCCCTCTCGCCTTTTAGCTCGTAATACGCCGCAAAGTAGACAAGCTCCGCCTGGGTCATCTCTTGCCGCAGGCGGCTGATCGTCATCCCTAACTCGCAGGCCAAGTGAAACTCAAAAAAGAGCCAGTTGTCCTGCTTTATTCGTTTTTTGCTTCCTCAAAATCCTGCTCGCCTGCCAAGCCAAACAGGAACAGCTCAAGCTCATTCAGCACCTTTTCAGGCAGGCGGCGTTGAAGCTTCGGTGCATCGGCCGCGGCGAAAGCCTTGGTGCCATCTTCTAGCTCTGCCATGTGGCAAAGCATCAGCGTGGACATCTCCAGCGCATCGTCTGTCTGGGCGTGCGCCTGAGCCCGTTGACGGTCGGCCCTAGTGATCGGCTTGAAATACAGGTCCAGCACAGGCTCGCCCGCGTCATTCTTGACCACAAACTTTCGCCGCTGGTTCAGGTCAAACGCTTCCGTCAGCAGATCGACCGGGCGAGAAACTTTGCCAGTTGACATAAAAATGGGGAGGGGGTGCCCAGATGTTACTTGGCCTGGCTAATTACTCCAGGTTGCCGGTGATGGTTCCGCTGGTGACAAAGCTGCAGCTAACGACCACCAATTCACCAACTGTGGAAGTAATTTCCATATCGGTGATGATGCCAGCAAAGCTCACCGAATCGGTGCCAGCAGATGTGCCGGTGGTGAAAAGCTCAAAGGTGGCATCTGCAGTGTCTGCAGTGGTCAGCACATCCTCCAAGAAAGTAGCTTGGCCGGTTGCGTCTGGGTCATAAACCAGCTCAACGGTGCCAGAGCCGGAGATGAGGCTGCCAACAAAAGCGCGGAAAGTGTCGCCGTGATCGGTAACGTCCAGCGTTTCCTTGGTAGTGGTCAGGCTCCAGCTACGGGTGCCGACGATGGTGGCGTTAGAAGAACCGGCGGCGTCGAATTGGACTGCGCCTTGCTCTCCGCGAAGAATGGCCATGGGTCAGAGGTCCTCGATAAATTCAAAGGTCACACGGACCTGTGTTTGAAAGTAGCCCTCGGGCGCTGGGTTTGCCAGCACTGATGGGCCATTGACTGCATCGAAGTAAACCCCCGACACGATGACCCTATTGTATAGGTCACGAATACGCTTAGCGATAACGTAATTGGCGCCGGGGCCTACACCTTTGGCCGTAAAGATGTTCATCGTCAGCAGGCCCACAATGCGGTT